AGAGTAGCGAGCCTAGTAAATAATTACACAGGTATAGATATATTTAGCCCTAGAAAAACTCAAGACATAGTAGACGCTAGAAGTTTATTTGAACACATAATGTATATAGAGTTTGGCTGTACCTACCAAGGTATATCGGATTTCTATTACGCTAACGGTAAAATAAGAAACCATTCAGTAATACTATACAGCGTCAGGAAGTATAAAGACGAAATAGAGCCGAGACGTGAAGACTTTAAAAACATTTTCTATAGAATACTAACCACAGAGGTAACACACACTAAGTATAGAAACGTTATAGAAAACATAAATAAAATAAGCACAGTTAAAGGACTAAACAGTGTAAAGGCTTTTGTAAATAAAATACTAGACAAAGAGCTAGAGTATAAAGACACCGAGACAGACAACGTAGACCAAGAGGACTTAGTAAAACAAATAGAAGAGCTTACCTAGCAAAGTTTCAAAAAGTTACGTTATATTAGTATATGGTACGAGACACACAAGACGGTAAAAAAAAGATGCTAGAGGAACTAGAATACAATCTAGGCATAGTGTCTACTAGTTGTTTAAACGCAAACGTAAGTAGAGCTACACATTACCGCTGGCTACAGGAAGACCCAGAATACAAAGCATACGTAAAAGACATACAGGAAATTGCTATAGATTTTGTAGAGAGTAAGCTATACGACAAAATTAAAGAGAATGACACCGCCTGTATTATATTCTATCTAAAGACTAAAGCAAAGCACAGGGGTTATATAGAGCGCCAGCAAATTGAGGTTGCAGATACTAAAGAGTTTACAGTAAAAGTAATTAAATAGTTTGAGTACACAAATAGAGACTAACGTAGTCTGGGAACACTTAGAAGAGACTAATAAAAAAATAGTCATATTACAAGGGGGTACTCGTAGCGGTAAGACTTACAACTCTATGCTGTGGTTAATATTCTCATACGCACAGCGACATACAGGTAAAACTATAACTATCTTTAGAGCTACCTACCCAGCTTTACGTGCTACAGTAATGAGAGATTTCTTTGACATACTTAAACAGCACGACTTATACAACGAAGCTAACCACAACAAAAGTAATAGCGAGTACAGACTTAACGGAAACCTATTTGAGTTTGTAAGTGTAGACCAGTCTAGCAGACTAAAGGGACGTAAAAGAAACTTAGCCTTTTTAAATGAGTGTAACGAAATAACCTTTGACTCATTCACGCAGATAATATTTAGGACTGTAGGCGTAGAAGGAGACCCTAGTATTATAATGGACTATAACCCTAGCGACGAGTACAGCTGGATATACACTAAGGTAAAACCTAGAGACGACGCACAGTTTACTATAACCACCTACAAAGACAATAAGTTTTTAGAGCAAAGCCTAGTAGACGAAATAGAACGCCTTAGAGATACTGACCCAGACTACTGGCGAGTTTATGGTTTAGGACAAGTCGGACGTAATAGAGCCACAGTGTTTAAAGTTTCTGAGTGTGAAGAGATACCACCAGACGCTAAGCTAGTAGCTAAAGGGCTTGACTGGGGTTTTGTAAACGACCCCTCGGTTTTAATAGACACTTATGTGCTAGACAACAATTTGTATATAGACGAGCTGTTTTACGACTACGCAATGACTAACCGAGACATACATAATAAACTACTAGAGCTAGGACTAACAAGACAAGACGAGATATTCGCAGACAGCAGCGAGCCTAAGAGTATAGACGAGCTGCATAGGTTTGGTTGGAACTGTAAGCCTGCGACAAAAGGTAAGGACAGTGTACTAATGGGTATCGACTTAATGAAGCGATATAATATATATGTAACAAGCCGCAGCACAAACACTATACAGGAGTTTCGCAACTACAAGTGGGTAGAAGACAAAAACGGAAACCTACTAAACAAGCCAGTAGACCGACACAACCACAGTATTGACTCAATCCGTTATAGTATCTTTACTAAACTGTCTAGACCAAACGTAGCTCGGTATGCCATACGTTAAAGAAATGTTAATTAGTTGTGAACATCTATGTTTATAGTTATATTGCAGTATAATTAAAAGAGGGCAAGACGATGGTAGCCAACTTAAAACTAGATTATAGTAACTAGATACAGATATAGACACTAGCGAATTAGGTAGATTTTAATATGCGAGCGCAAGTAGTAAGCTGACAAAAATGTAGGCTCGCTTGTCTCTTTTAATTTTCTAGTTAATGAAACATAAAGTAAGGTATGAAAGAAAGACCCTCTAAAAAGAAACATTAATTTTAACCTTTAAATTTTACGATATGACAAACAGAGAAATTTTTTACAAAGACCTAGACGCTTTAAACCTTACCGAGCTACAAAAGATAGACGTTAAAATACTAGCTATAGAATACGCATATAAAGAGTATTTGCTAGGTATGAATAACCAAGCTAAAACAACTCAGGAATTTATAGAGACATACAGAAAATACTAATTAAATATATACGATATGAAAACTAAAACTAAAATATTACTACAGGAGATTATAGACTTACCAGAGTTTGAGCGCAAACAGATTATATCAGTACTAGTAGCCTCAATGCTAAACAGCGAAAGCTACGAAGACGCTAAAGAAACATACGACGACATAATAGCTAAGCTGTCTTAAAATCAAAGTGTACTACATATGAATAGCCCTTACAGAAATGTAGGGGTTTTTTTGTATACACAAATCTTAAATAATTACGTTATATATAAAAGCATATAAAATGAAAGTAGAACTAACAGTACCCACGTCACTAAGTGACATACCCCTGCACCAATACCAGAAATTTAGTAAGACTTTTGAAGGCAAGGAAGACGTAACAGACGAATACGCTGGATTAAAAATGTTAGAGTTGTTTTGTGGTTTAAAAATAGACGACGCCCTAAAGGTTAAAATGTCCGATATGAATATAATCGTAAGCAAGCTAAACGAGTGTTTGTCTGAAAAGCCAGAGTTAATAACTAGGTTTAAGCTAGGCAATACTGAGTTTGGGTTTATACCTCAGCTGGACGATATGACCTTTGGTATGTTCGTAGACTTAGAGAATAGTATTTCAGACTGGGACTCTATGCACAAAGCTATGGCTGTATTGTATAGACCAGTGACGCAAAGAATAAAAGGACAGTATGAGATAGAAGACTATAGAGGCGACAGCTGGCACGAGGCTATGCTTAATATGCCTGCTAGTGTAGCTATTAGCGCTATAAGTTTTTTTTTTCATTTAGAGAGCGACTTACTGAAAGCTACGCTGCCTTATTCGAAAACACAGGAGGAAGCTCTACAGGACGAGATGCAAACTTTACCCAGCAGTGGGGGTGGTATCACAGCTTTATGAGACTAGCAAATGATAAATTTCTAGACCTAGAGGTGGTAGCTAAAAAGAATATGCACAACTGCCTGACATATCTAACATATCAAAAACAAAAAAACGAAGTACAAGACAATTACATAAAAAGTAAATTTAAAAAATAATGGCAAACACAGGCGCAAGAGCATACTACTTAATGCTAGAGACAATTAAAAACACACTGCTAGCAGACAAAAATGTTACAACAGTGACGACTGGCGACCTGTCAGAAATTGATTTGTCTAAACAGACGCTATTTCCACTTTCACATATAATAGTAAATAACGCTAGTAATGACGGTCAGGTAATGAGCTTTAATGTAACAGTCCTAGCTATGGACGTAGCAGACATAAGTAAGTCAGAACCTACTAATATATTTGAGAGAAACGAAAGCGAGCAAAACATACTTAACACACAGCTAGCAGTTACCAATAGACTATACCAACTATTACATAACGGACAGCTAAGACTAGACGGTTACCAAGTTGACGACGTAGCACAGTGCGAGCCGTTTGTAGACCGATTCTCTAACCAGCTGGTAGGTTGGGCTATTACATTTGAGATAATGGTTAAAAACGACTTATACATATGTTAAAGAATGTCATAAAGGAAATGGAAGCTGCGTCTATGAATATTATAAGCACAGCAAAAAGCAACTTAAGCAAAAGTAAAAGTAGTGGTAAATTAGCAGATAGCTTAGAGTCTGACATAGAAGGCGAAAATACAGACAACCCTAAGTTAGTGTTTTACTCAGAACCTTACGGTAAGTTTATAGACAAAGGGGTGCAGGGTAATAATCCAGAAGCTATGCCTCAAGGGGCTTTAGCTAGATATAATAAAGCGCCTAGTAGTCCGTATCAGTTTGGTTCTGGTAATTATAAGGGCGGCGGCAGTTTAAGAAGCGCTATAGACAAGTGGGTAGTTCAAAAAGGTATACCAAACGTAAGAGACGCTAAAGGTAGATTTATAAAGCGTAAGTCTATGGTTTATTTAATATCTCGAAGCATATGGAACACAGGAATTAAACCGACATACTTTTTTACTAACGCTCAAAACTCAGAGATTCGAGGCGTAAATAGAAAACTTGCTAGCGCATATACAAAAGACTTAAAGATACAACTAGAAACGGAGCTAAGAAATAGCAGACTAAAAACTAAATAATGCAGACACAAATAAACTTAAGAAGCCCATACTACATAAAGGTATCTCAGACAGGATTAACCTCGGCAACTTTAAGCCTATATATATACACAGGTACTTTTACAGCTAACGGAAGTGTAGCAGCTGGGACTCTAAGATATTCAATCACTAAAAAACCTTTAGGGACTAACGCTTTTGTAGTCTATGAAGTTAGCGAGTTAATTAGAGATTACTTAGAAATAGAGTTTGACGGTAGTTATGACAGCGACGTAGTTTGGATAAATGCAATACCAACCTCTAACGGTACTGGCAGCATAAATGTAACGCCAGACAATACTAACGGTTTTGTGGGTCTAGACGGCTACGGCTATTTTGAGCAAGGCGCTAACCCAACGCTAAGCACTAACCTACTACAGTCCAATAGAACTATATTTGCTTTAGACGACAATTTATTTAGAGTGCCAGTATTTGTGCAAGGCACGAACTCTGTCTCGCTGCTTTATAAAGGCGAAGTTAAAACCGACATAGACTTAACCTCAGCTAGTGTAGACCAAACCTCAGAGCAAATTAGATACATCTC